CTAATACGCTTGCATGGCCTGGCTGGCCGCGCTTGCCAAAAAAGCAGAACGTGACTGGCCGCGCTGCCTGGCAGCACTGTCGATGCGTTCAAGCAGCGGCTCTGGCAGGCTGATGTTAAGCCGTACTGAATGCGGCTTGCGTACCTTTGCAAGGTCAATATCCACCATTAACCAGAAACCGCCCTGATAATCGGGATGTTTCAGCCATTGCACCGGTGTGCTGGCTTCGGGCAGCGGGTCATTATCCAGGCCGTAATGTGCCTCCACGGCCTCTTGCGCCATTGCCGGAAGGTCTTGCAGCTCATCGGCAGCAGTAAAGCAGCCTGGCATGTCGGGAAATTCACCGCTCCAGGCCGAACCTTCATCATGGTGTACGTATAACGGATAGAACATTGCTACTCTCCCTGCTTTAGCCCGGCCTGCTTGAGCACGCTCTTTACTGTGCCAATCGCCAGTTCACTTTTCGGATGCGGCACTGTCACCTTGCCGGACTTGTGCGGGTGCTTGAAATGGTGATGTGAACCCACCACACCGGCCAGATACCAGCCGTCCGCTTTCAGTTGTTTGATGAGCTGCTTGCTATTCATTGTGTAATGTTACACAACAAAACCAGCACAGCAAGCCGCTCGTTCCCCTCTCGCCCAAAATCCGCGAACGTCGCTAAAAAATGAGGATTTGCGCAAGTACGACGCGGCCATGCGTTTAGGCTGGACTATCTACTACTGTCACCCGCGCATGGTGCAATCTGGCCAGGCATTGGAAACCATCAGGATGATGCTGCTGGCGCGGGAAAGCTAGGCAGCCTCTGCATAAACCATCAAGCGTCTGCCCAGCCTGGCTAACGCTTGCTCTAACGTGCTGATTTTTGATGGGTGCAGAAAGTCTACCAGACGGTCGCCTTGCGGCGGGCTGATGCCAAGCAACCGGCATAAGTTCGCCTTGCGCATGCCTTGCTCGCACATGGCGTTCCATAATTCAATCTTGGCAATGGTCGCAGCGGGTAAATAAATAACCCGTTCGCCTGCTCTCGCTGGACTTGCGCACGGAATGGCGCGGCGTTGGTCTACGTAAAGCGATAGCGTCGTTTCAATAGCGTCGCGCGCTTCTTGTACAGCATGTTCCAGCGTTTGGCCTTGGCTGGTTAATTCCGGCAGGTCACGACAGAACACGGCAACACCGGCATTATCGGTGTGCTCAAAACGTATGGCGTAGTGATACATGGTGCACTCCTGTCCGTTTAATCTTGCTTGAGGTTCAGTTGTTTCAGAATGGTTTTGCGAGTGGGTTCAGGCAGTTCACTTGCGCCGTGGTCTGCAAAGACACTTCTATTGCCGTTTGGCGCGGTCAGCTTGTAGTGGCTGCCTTTGCCTTTCTCGAACAGAACACCTTGACTGATTAACCACCGCCTGAACTCGCTGCACTTCATCATTGGCTCTCATGGATACAATGGGAGAAGAATAAAACAAAAATGATAATAATGCAACAATTTTGATTATCTCGCCCAAAATCCGCAAACGTCGCCGAAACCAAGACAGGAACGGCGGCTGACGTCTTGTTGAAAGTACAAGATTGTTTGCTACAACAAGAACAATATTGCACACAAAAATGGATGCTTTATGGTAGACTGGTAGCCCCTGTTTTTTGCGTGAGCAAAGGAGGTCGCCATGCGCCGCCCCCGTAAAAATGCCTGGGTGTCCAAGCACGAAACCCTGACCGTTGAATTGGTGCTGTTTGGCTTTCGCCGTGTGATTACCGCTTCCATCGCCGCACTCGTGGAGCTGCTCGGCGTGCCTTGGGAGCGGGTGAAAAAGCGCCGTCAGCGCGGTTGGTCGTGGCATGAGGCGCTGTTTAAACCGGCCAGAAAAGAAGGTATGAGCACCTTTAATCGCCCGCTGCCTTGCTAAAAGCCTTGCTTTAAGCCTTCGGGGACATATCGCTTGTGCCATTGGTTGCAATGGGTAGGTGGGTATGCCTCTTCGTGGTTCGTTTGATACAGCGGCGGTGTCGGTTTCCAGCAAGACCGTTTATGGCGGTGCGGCTACCGGTGTCGCTGGCGGGATGCTGGGGTTTGACTGGCTCGCGCTGATTGGTGGCTTTGTGGCGCTGGCCGGTTTGGCGGTGCAGGTGTTTTTCAGTATTCGCCAGGACCGAAGGCGCGAACGCGAAAGCCGCGCGTATATCGAGGCGACGCAGCGCGGCAAGCTCTCGCCGCCCCCGCATTTTGAGGCCGCCGATGGACGCTAAAGGCAAAATTACGCTCTGGCTGGCGGCGCTGGGTATCAGCAGCGGCAGCGCTTTTTTTATCGCCGATGCGTTTATCGCGCAAAAAGAAGGCTTGAGCCTTCGCGCTTATCAGGACGGCGCGAAGGTCTGGACGGTCTGCTATGGCAAGACGCGCGGGGTAACGGAGGCAACGTTGATGTCGCGCGAGGCTTGCGAAAGCTGGCGCAGGCAGGAGGTGGCGAGCCGCCTTGCCTTTGTTAAGGCGCAATTGCCTTTGGAGATGCCGCAAACCCGCCTCGCGGCGCTGACGAGCTTTTGTTTTAACGTGGGCTTTGATGCGTGCGCGGCCAGTACGGCGTTTAAGTTGTTTAAGGAAAACAAGCCGGAGCAGGGCTGCAAGGCGCTGCTGAAGTGGCGCTTTATCACCCGTAACGGGCAAAAAATCGATTGTTCCAGGCCGAACCCGTACTGCGCCGGTCTGTGGCAGCGCAGGCAGGAGGAAGCGGCGCTGTGTTTGATGGAGGCTGATAATGGCAAGGCTTAGTGTGGATGCCTGGCAAGCCTTGCGCGCGGAATACCGCACTGGGCTTTTCAGTAACTGCCAGCTCGCCGAAAAGTACGCCGTGGATGAGGCGGCTATTCGCAGGCGGGCAAAAAAAGAGGATTGGGGCAAGGATTTGACGGTGCAGGTCAACGCGGAGATTAACCGCCGTCTGCAAAAGTCCGAAGCGCAAAATATGAAGTCCGAAAGTCCGAAAATTCGGACTTTGGATAGCGAGATTGTCGCCGCTGCCGCTTCCTCCGGCGTGGTGGTCATCCAAAGACACCGCCGCCTTATCGATAAGGGGCAGGCGTTGGTGGCGGGCTTGCTTGCCCGTATCGAAAACGACCAGGACGCGCTGGCGACCGATAAGTGTATTGCGATGGTTAAGGAGCTGTCCAGCGCCGCCAAAAACTGGATTGACCTTGAGCGCCGCGCATGGAGCCTGGACACGGTTCAGGAAACCTCGCCGCTTGAGGAGCGCCTCAGGAAAATCCATGCCGAGGCTCGCTGAACTCGATAATGCCGACCGGCTGCTTGCCAATATCCTTGCCAGTGACGCGGGCTTTGCAGCGTCCATGCTGCGCATCCGCACCAAGGACGGGGCGCTGGTGCCACTGGAATTTAACGACGCGCAAAAGGCGTTGCATGAGCGTCTGGAACAGCAGAAAAAAGACCAGGGCTATGTGCGGGCGATTGTGTTAAAGGGGCGGCAAACCGGTATTTCGACCTATGTGGCGGCGCGTTTTTTCAAGCGCACGGCTTATGATTTTGGCAAGCGCTGCATGATTTTGACGCACCTGGACGCGGCCACGCAGAACCTGTTTGCTATCGTGAAAACTTACTTTGACCGGATACCTTTTGACGACATCAAGCCGGTACTTAAGGCCAACAGCGGCACGCAGCTTGGCTTTTCGGTGCTCGGCAGCGGTTATAAGGTGGCGACCGCTGGCAGCAAGAACGCAGGCCGCAGCGATACGGTGCAGTTTCTGCACGGCTCGGAGGTGGCCTTTTGGCCGAATGCGCAGGAAATCATGGCCGGATTGGGGCAGACCGTGCCTTTGACCGAAGGTTCGGAGGTTATTTTAGAAAGCACCGCCAATGGCCTGAATAATCTGTTTCACCAGATGTGGTGCAAGGCTTGCGAAGGCAAAAGCGATTACATGCCGGTGTTTTTGCCCTGGTTTATTGAACGCGGCTATCGCCGTGCGGTGACGGAGGATTTCCACCTGAGCGAGGAGGAGGAGCGTTACCGTGAAACGTTCGGCCTTGACCTTGAGCAGATGGCCTTTCGCCGCGCAAAAATCGACAGCGATTTTGCCGGTAACGCCGATTGGTTCAATCAGGAGTATCCGGCCACGGCTGAGATGGCCTTTCAGCGCGTGGGACATGTGGCGCTGATTGATACGCTGAAAGTGCATGCCGCCAGAGCGCACAGCATCCACCCGTACGAGCGCCAAGGCGTGCATGTGGTGGGGCTTGACCCGGCCAGAGGCGGGGATACTTCGACCTTTATCCATCGCTTCGGGCGCAGCGCTTTTGGTCTTGAGCGTATCGACAGCAGCGATACGATGGCTATTGCCGGTCGCGCCGCGCGTCTGTTGTGCGAGGATGAGAGCATCGCGCGGCTGTTTATCGACATCGGCGGGCTTGGCGCGGGGATTTATGACCGTCTGGTTGAGATGGGCTGGGGGAAGAAGGTCTCGCCGGTCAACTTTGGCAGCAAGGCCGATGATGCCCGCCAGTATTTCAACAAGCGCTGCGAGATGTGGGGGCGCATGCGCGATTGGCTGCATGACCCGATAACGCCGGATATTCCCGATGACGATATGTTGCACGGCGATTTGTGCAGCGTGGCGGGCGATACCTTTTCCAGCAACGGGCAGCTTAAGTTAGAGCCTAAGGAGAAGGTGCGCGAAAAGCTCGGGCGCTCGCCCGATAGCGCCGATGCGCTGGCGCTGACCTTTGCGCAGCTTCTCTCGCCCAGACTTGAAACGCAGTACACGCCACAGTGGCGCAAGGCGCTACAGCGCAGCCTTAATCCACGTAATGCGATGACGGCTTAAGGCAAAGCCCTCCCGTTAGCGAGGGGTTTTTGGCGCTTTAGAGGAAATCGCCCCGTGCTCTGGCTTTGTCCTCGGCGCTTAGTCTTGAGAATTCCGCGTCCGAAAGGCTTTCGTAATCGACCGCCTGGCTGCGTGCGCCCCGACTGCCGGTCGCTCGGGCGGGGATTTGCGCTTCTCTTGAGAGGTGCTTTTGCGCGTCAATTTTCGGCGCGGCGGCAGGTTTCGGCCGGGCAGGGGGCAGCGCCCGCTGCGCGACGGTTTCTGCCGCCTGTGTGAGCGCCTCCGATGGGCGGCTGCCGGAGGCAATCAGCCGGTCGCGGTAGCTGATGACCATGTCAATCAGTACGCTGTCGGCTTGCTCGCTTTCGGGGTCAAACGCCGGGTATTTTTGCGCGATGTGCGCCGCCGATTGGGCGAGGCGCTGGTTTTCTATGGCCTGTTCGCGCTCTTCTATCTGCCGCTGCGCCGCTTGCAGGGCTTTTTGCTCTATCTGTTGATGCTCAATTTGGCGGATTTGCCTGCGCAGTTGCCGTGCCGTGCCGGTATCGCCTTCGAGGATGGCGGCATCGAGCTTGTCTTCCAGCGCGTCCACGTCCACCGGCAGCGCGTCGTCCCGGCTTTCGGGCTGCTCCTGCTGGCCTTTGCTGCGGGCGAGTTCTTCTTCCAGCCGAAGGCGTGCCTGGCGTTCTTCTTTGTAGCGCTGGTTAATCTCGTTAAAGCGCGATTGCGGGATAACGTGGGAGGCGGGCTCTGGTTCGCTTGTCGGCTCTTCTGCGCTGTTCTGGTCTTGGTCTTCTTCAGCGCTGGCTTCCTCACCGTTTGCTTCGGGCGAGGTGTCACCTTCAGCTTCGGTTTCGGTTTCGGTTTCGGTTTCGGTTTCATCCGGCGTGGGCTCGAAATCGTCGCCTCGGTCTTCGGCTTCGATGGGGGTGGCCTCTGGCTCAAGCAGGGTGTCTTCGGTATCCATTGGGTGGCTTCCGTTTCGGGTCTAAAAACATCAGCTTTTGTCCCTGAACGGGCGGTTTCAAGCGTTTTTCGGCCATTCAGCCTGTCTGCCCATCGCCCAGCGCGGGCGTCTGGATGCCCGCCTGTCTGCCCGCCCTCGGGCTTTGCAGGGCGGGCAGTGCGCCGCTTTGCCCTGTTTGCACGTCCCCTCCTTCGGCCTCCCCAAAGAGCGGGGCGGCGTTTTTGTCCTTGAAACCGGCGCTTTGGGCAATTTCATCGGCGACCTTCGCTACCTGCGGGCTGCTTGCCAGTACACCGGCGGCCTGAGCGGCGCTGTAGAGGCTTTCGATTTGTTTGTAGACGGCCTCGGCTTGGGTTTTTTCCGTTTGGGCTGCCATCAGCGAGGCTCTGGCCTCGGCCAGCGGGTCTTGCGGCGGTTGCTGCGCGGCCTCCTGCGCTTCGATGTCTTCGATGACCTCGGTTTTGTTGGCAAGGTTCGAGACGCGCAGTACGTGTTTCCACGGGATGGGCGCGCCTTTTTCTAAAAGTTCGAGCATTTGCATGAACTGGCTGTTTTCAAAGGTGACTTGTTGCGGGGTTTCGGTAATGGTGATGTCGTATTCACCCAAGGTGACATCGTTGAGCACGCCTGCTTGTTCATCCGGCCAGTTCAGCGGCAGGTCGCGCACTTGCCTTGCGCCGTTTTCGGCGGTTTCGTCGATGCGTTCAATGCGCGGGTCGTCGTAAAAGCGCTGGATTAAATCCAGTATGCGCACGGCGACCAGGTGGCGCGTCCTTGCCAGATTGTCCAGCGGTACGGCCAGTTGCTGCTGCGCGGCGTGTTGCCTTGACTGGATGGCGATGCCGCTGTTTTCTCCGGCGCTTTGCCCCAGCAGTGCTTCGTTGACGCCGGTCACCTGGTGAATGAGCGCTATGGCGTTTTCCAGTATATGGCTGATGCCTTGCGGTACCGGGTTGGGCTGGATTTTTTGCGGCGCTTCTTTGCCTTCGATGACCTCGATAATCACGCCGGTTTGCCCGCCGGTTTCGGCCAGGTCCGCCTCGCTCATGTTGGCCAGCGAGTTTTCCTGAACAATCCAGCCGCTGTTGCTGCTGGTGTTGATGGCGTGCAGGTACTGGTTGTAGGCTTTGTTGATGATGTTTTGCAGTCCGGCGGCGTTATCGACCATGCCGCGCGTCTGCCCGCGCCGGAAATAGGGGAAAAACGGCACGACGGTAAAATGCGCAAACGGGGACAGGCTGTCGTACAGTACGCTGTGCGCGGTGGTGATTTGCCAGCGTACCCGTTTGATGCGCCGTTTTTGCAGCAGGTATCCGGCCTCGCGCAGCAAGGCAAGGCGCGAAGGCGGCAGGTCTTCGGCCAGGCGTATGTCGCCGGTCGGGCTTATCAGGCAGTCGCACTGCGCCATTTCCCAGCGTTGCCGGTCAAGCACCAGGACGCGGGCGATGCCGTCGCCTCGTGCGTCATGACCCTCTGTGTTGCTGTCGCCAAAGCGGCTTTTGTAGAGTCGCTCGCTGTCGTCGTCGTAACCGGCGGCGTTGCCTTCGGCCTCGACTTTCTGCCGCGCGGCGCGTCCGTAGAGCGCTTCGATTTCATTTAAGGTCAGCCATTTGGTGATGAGGACATCCGCCCAGTCGTCGGGGTCGTAGCTTTTCGCGTCGGGGTCGGGGATGACGTCGAGCGGGTCCAGGCTGCGGATGCAGACCTCGCCCAAAAGCGTATCGTCATAGGATAGGTACACCTCAAAATAGCCGCGCTGCTGGATGAGGCCGTCGCTGAACACGGTGGTTTCCTGCCAGTGGTATTGGTTTAGCCCGGCAATGTGCATGGCGAGTTTGGATAGCACTTTGGCCGTCTCTTCACTGGCCGCGCCGCGTTTGGGGCGAAAGGAGATGTCCATGCGGTTGGCAATCTGGTAGCCGACCGCGGCCTCTATCTTCGGTTTTATCAGGTTAATCTCAAAGGCCGGTCGCCCCTGGCTTAGCAGGTACTGGCGGTCGGCCTCGTCAAACTGCCGCCCGCCGCCAAGATACAAGCCCTCCAGACGGTGCGCCTCCTGGATGTAGTGGCTATGCCCGCGCCGCTTGGCGTAGTGGTAGCGCTGGAAGTTTTGCTGTGCGATGGTCTCGCTCATGGCCTTTCCCTTAGCTTAAGTCTTTGGTGGTCGTGTAGTTTTCGGTGGCGCTGAGCCCGGTGCTTGCGCTCAAGGTGGCGCTGATATGCGAGGCGCTGGCTGCTCCGGCGGCCAGTTGCGCCTTGATGCTGGCCGCGCCTTTTATCGCTTCCATTTGCAGGTTGGCCTGTTGGATGGTGCGCGAAGCCAGCGCGTCGTATTGTTTGACCTTGGCGTTAAAGTCGGCCTCGACGATTTTAATTTTGGCATCCAGCGTCGCGCCGTAGCCGGATAGCTGCGCTTTGTACAGGTCGGTTTGTGTCTGGATTTTGGCCAGTTGCGTTTGCACCCTGGTTTTTTCGACGTCCAGCAGCAGGTTATGCCGCTTGATGGCGGCATCGAGTTGCTCAATCTGGATTTTTACGTTTTGGATTTTGACGTCGTTGCCGGATTTGTAAGCCTCGACCGTGGCGGCAAAGGCGCGTGCCTCGGTTTCCAGCAGGCCGATTTTGGCGGTTTCGGCTTTGATTTGCGTTTCGTAGGCGTCGAACTCGATTTTGCGAGCGGCGATTTTTTCCGCCCAGGCGCTGATGTCGGCTTTGTAGGCTTCGATTTTGGCCTTGCTGACCTCGGTATGGATGCGCGCCGCTTCCATTTGGGTTTTGTAGACCTCGATGGTAAAGCCTGCGCCTTTTAGCTGCGCTTCGTACAGGGTAATGGTGAGGTTGTGCGCCGCAATCATGGCGTTGAGCCTTGCAACATCCGCCTCGACGCGGGTTTTGGCCGCCTCCAGAGCGCGCGAGGCGATTTGGTGGAAGTGGTCCATCAGCAGTTTTTCAAAGGTGATGCCATGAGCGACCGCCTGCCTCAGGTTTTCAATCTCCCATTCGGCGGCTTTGACCAGAATTTCCCGCGCGGTCTCGCTGGTTTGTAGCTGGCCTTGCTCGCGCACCGCCTGAATCTGTTTGCCCATAGCCCCGGGCGGCAGTTGCCAGCCACGGCTTGCCCAGTCGGCACGAATGCGCTGCTCTTCGCGGTGGTTGATGTGCTCTTGCCGCTCAAAGGCGCGGGCGAACAGGGCTTGTTCTACGGCCGCTGGCAAGCCTGTACCGCCGTTAAGCCAGGTTAAAATCTGCTGCTTTAACGCATCGGCCACGGCGGGGGTGTAGGCCGCTTCGCTATGGCTGAACGCCGCTATGGCAGGCAGTGTGGCCGGGTCAATGTAGGGCAGCGTCGGCAGGCTGAGCGCCGGTGCGGCGGGTATCGGTGCATCGGTCAGCGTCGGTGCGCTCGGCGCAGTGCCGGTTACTATCGGTGCGGGTGCAAGCGGCAGGTTGACCGTAACGGGCGTGGGGTTAAATACCGGCGCGGGGTCTGCCGTGATGCCGCCGATGGCTGGCGCGGTCGGGGCGGCGGGGACGTTGATGTCCGCCACTCCCTGATAGGCCGGCGCGCTGGGCAAGCCCTGATTGGGGTCGGGCAGTTGCCCGGCACTTGGCAGCGTGGGGAAGTTCAGGCTCGTCAAGTTTTGCAGCGAAGCCAGCAGGCTGTTGATATTGGCTTCGGCGGCGGTCGCGCGTTCTTCGTTGGCTTTAATCAGGTAATAGGCGTAGTTGTACGGCCTGTCCCAACGGTACTGTGCGTTGGCAAGACCCGGGGTATAAGGCGGCGCGTCGTAGAAGGTAGCCATTTAGTGCTTTCTCGATAAGGGGTTAAGGATGAGATGGCCGCCGTCGAGTACAAAATCTTCGCCGGACAGGCCAAGGGCAAAGGCATGGGCGCGAATGCCACGACCCAGACCCACCTTGGCCGGTACGCTTTGCTGTGCGCTCTGTGGGGGGCTTGAGTAGGCAAAGGTTTGCGCGTTGCCGTCGCTGACGGTTAAATGCACGGTCAAGGGTGCGCCGGAATAGTGCAGGTAGCAGGCCTCGGCTCGCCATAGCGGGCTGCCCTGCGGCATCAGCCAGCCGGTCTGGATAAAAGGCGCGCAAGGTTTGCCGGTAAAGCGGTATAAGCCTTCATCGCCTGAGGCAGCCAGTGCGCCCTGTACCAGGGCAAGGGCGTTGATGGAGGCGGCAGGGGTCAGCACGCTGAGCGCGAGCGTGTCGGTTCTGGCGGTGTAGATAACGCTGTCTTGCCCTGTTTTTAAGTGGTCGCTGGCAAAAACCGCTGATAGCCATTGAAGGCCCCCGTGCTGGCGGGCTTGCCGGTGGTCTGAGGCGGTGAGCCTGTCAAGCAGTTCAATACGGTGCTGCACATTGATGTGCAGGTTGTCGCTGGCGGCCGCCGGTTCTGCCTGTTGCAGGGGCGTGCCGGATACCGTATGCACGCTATCGCTCGCCTTGGCCTGCGCTTGCACTTGCACGCGCCGCGCCATGCCGCACTGGATTAAAGCGCCCGCCTTGGGCTGCTCGTTGTGCTCGCTTTGCAGCGTCGCGCCGCTGTCCTGGCTGCTTTTAAATTCAAGGGCGCTTTGTGCGCTCGCCTGGCCGGTAATAACGACAGAGGTCTGGATTTGCTGTGTATCATGGGCAATGACGCCCCCAATAATCAGCTCGCAATGTGCCTCGCTCATGGGTTGATACCGGTAAATTGGGGGGTGGCGCTGGCGGGCGATACGGGGAAGGGGCTGCCTTGGCCGTGTTTTTCAAGCCGGTAGCCGGGCATCTTGTTTAGCGGTGTCATGTGGTACAGGCTGTCGTTCGCGCCCAGGGTGTTCCAGGTCGCCGCCCATGCCGCTGGCCAATGCATGAGCGTGCGAAGGGAGGGTATGTCAACCTCGCCTTCATTGAAGCGGGTGTACCAGTTGCTGTCTTTAAGGTCTGTCGGGTGCGGCGTGCCGCCGTGCGGGTGGTCGCCCAGAAGCTGGTAATGGCCTTGCTCATCAAGAACGGTTTGTTCGGCGTCCGCCGTGGCCTCGCCATGAAAGGCAAGCCCTGCGTTAAACCAGAGCAGGCCGGTTTTCGGGAGGATGGCGGGGTGATTACCCAGATTGCCGGAGTTAAGGATTATGTCGCTGCTGGTAATCTCGCTGGTCAGACGATGGACAAGCGTTACATGGTTGACTTGCCACTCGCTCCCGGCTCCAGACTGGATGTAAGCGGGCAGCGTGGTAAGGATATTCCGGCCAAGGGCGGCGGTGTTCAGTTGCCAGTTGCCTGCGCCGTCTTGGTAAAAGGGTTTGGGGGTGCTGGTTTCAAGCCAGTTCCAGCCGTCTTGATGACTGCCGGTGCAGTAATTGAAAGTGGCGGTTTCCTGTTCGAGGCGGGTACTGCCGTCCTCATTATTGTATAGGCGTGCGTAGTGCGGGTTGACCACGCCGTGTATGCAGTGGTAGCGCATGGGCAGGCGCACTTCCTGGTGCGCCTGGGCAAGGGTGCAGAACTCGCGCGCGACGGCGGGCGCGGCGCGAAACTGTGCGTGCGGCAGGTGCGCGTGCCAGTAGACGGTTTGTGAAACCCGTATCAGTTTGACCTGAAATACGATGCGGCTGTTTTTGCCGTTTCGCATCAGCGCCTGCCCCAGGTCTTCGGCTTTGCGCGTGGTTTCGTCCGGCTCGAAGGCAAAATCCTGCACGTTATGCAAAGCCTGCGCGCCTTCTTCTTCGCAGTAAAAACCGGCCTCTTGCCAGTTCGGCTGAAAGTATTGCTGCGCGTAGTCGATATGCTGCGCAAGGTGCGGGTCAATGCCGGAGGCGTCGTCAGGGTCTGCCCCTGCGCCAAAGCGGCAGGCGGTAATCGCGCTGTCGTCCGGCTCGCTTGGCAGGGTAACGTCCGGTTGTCTTAAACGGGTGCGCTCGGCGGCTTTGGGCGTTACCGCCTCGCGGTTTGCAAGTTTCCATTTGACCTTGCACAGGGTGTCGCCCTTGAAGTAAACAAAAAAGGTGGTGTCGCAATCTTGCGGTTCGTAGTGCCACGAGCCGGTGTCCTTGTCCTGGGTGTTTTTGGCGTTCGGGGCGATGCTTTGTGGCTTGCCTGAAAATTCGGCGATAAAGCGCCCGCCGTACTCGCCGCCAAAGTCGAGAAAGTAGGGCGTGGTGGAGATGTCCCAGACGCCGTTGTTCGGCCAGCCGTGGATGACGCCCAGCCAGGGAAAGCGCGGTTCGCGCGGCAGGTCGAGCTTGCCTTGTTCCACTTCTTCAATACTGGCCTCAAGACTGCCAAAGTTAGGTTTTTGGCTCGCCCAGACGGGGAAGTTGAGGACTTTGTTGGCTGCGGACATGTCATCGGTCATGGAGAGCGCGTCGCTTAACTGCGCATCGCTTAGCACGCGCAGCTTGGCAAGCAGTACGCGCCCTGTTTCATCGCCTGTGCCGATAATCGGCCAGATACGCGAAAGCACGCGGCCGTAAGCGGCCTTGGGGTCTGGCAGTTTGCCGCTGGGCTTGCCTAGTTCAACCTTGTAATGAAAGGCCGTGCGTACGCCGTTTTTATCTTCGCTGTACGCGGTGTTGTGCGCCGCCGTGCCGCTTTCGTTAAAGGCAAATCCTAAGTAATCGTCAAACGGGGACTTGTCCAGCAGGGGGGATAAAAAGCCCGCCGGTTTGACCTGTACCCCCAGGCCTGCCGCCAGCCAGAGTTGTACGGCGGCGGGTTCGTCGGGGATGCCTTCACCGCTCGGAAGGCCGCCCAGCCAGTCAAGTAGCTGGACAATCTCGCTTAAGCCTTTGTCTGCAAAGTACGCACGGCAGGATTGGAAGTTTTCGCCGCAGGTATCCGGATGCAGCGGCAGCGGGGCGGCCAGTATCCCGCTCGCGGCGCTTAGCTGGACAAGCCAGGGCGTGCCGTCTTGCGCAAAGGTCAAGCCACTGGAGCGGTTAAAATGTCCGGCCATGTCCGGTGTGTCCCAGAAGGTCGGCCAGCGCCTGTCTGAATCGCTGCTTGTGCCTTCCGGCCTCTGGCGCAGGTAGCCCCACAGGTCGCCGTTATGCTTGAAGTAGCCACGGCAAAACTGCACGATTTTTTTAAGGCTGCCGGAAAAATGGGTAGGCGGCAGGCACTGGACGCTGGAGGCTTGCACGCCTTGCAGTTTCTGGTTGCGCTGCTCGGCCGTGCTGTAGCTGGCGGTTTTGGCGTTGGGGTAAAAGGCCGTGCCGTCATGCAGGCCGCCCAGCACATCCGGGTAGTAGTATTCGACATTGACCGGCTTGCGTGGCGGCTCGCTACCAGCGACCAAAGTGATGATGTTTTGCCCCATCGCCTGCCTTGCATGCAGGTAACTGCCGCCTTCCAGGTAAAGTTCGGCCGCACCGCTGGCTACGCCCGCCAACGCGAGGCGGTTTTGCAGGCTCGCCAGCAGTTTGCGGCCTTGTGGCAACAAGGCTTTGGCGGCGTGCTTGTCACCGTGCAGGCGAACCTGTGCGATATGAGGGGGCGGCGGCTTGAACATGCCGCAAGGCTTTGTCCCTGAACGGGCGGGGGCAAGGGGGTGCGGTTATGAAATCAGGCGCAGGCTGGCGGTTGATTTGCTCGCCTTGCGCTGTGGCTCGCCGGTGAGAACCGATAGCGGGGTCAGGCCGAACGTCAGTGCGTGGATTTCATCAACCGGAAGGTGCAGGCTTCGGGCAATGTCGCCTCTGTTTTTGCCCTGCGTTTGCAGCAGGGAAAAAGCCTTGCTCAACAGTTGGGAGGTTTCGCGCGGCATGGGCTGCGGCTCTTGTTTTAAATAGCCTTTTTTGGCAAGTTCCATCCACAGCATGCGGGCGCTCCATTCGCTTATCAGGTCAAGGCGGCGCATGCGATAGACAAGCGCCGCCAGCGATACGCCGTAGTGTTTTTTCAGTTTCATCAAATAGCCCGCCGTGCAGGCTGGCGGACGGTTTGCCTTCAGGCTGTCAGAGGGCATTAAAAAAGCGGACGCAAAGGCATTGGCGTTTTTTTCCATCGCATCATCAGAGGAGCTGTTGTGTTTCATACTGCCAAGGTCGCGCACCAGATGCCCCAGTTCATGGGCGGCATCAAAACGACTGCGTTCCGCCGATTTTTGTGTATTGAGAAAAACAAAGGGGGTTTGCTTATGCCATGTGCAGAAAGCGTCCACTTCTTTTGCGCAAGCGCTGCTTCCCAAGGAAAAAATACGTACCCCTTTGGCTTCAAGCAGATGCACCATGTTGGCAACCGGCGCATTGCCCAGCCCCCATTGATAGCGCAATGCCATAGCCGCCTCTTCCGGCGGAAGCTCGCTTAAATCCGGCAGGTCGGCCTGGGGGAAATAAAAATGCTCTTCCAGCCATTGGTTGACCTTGAAAGCCATTGCACCAGAGGCCAATACACTGGCTCGCATGGCTTTTGTGGTTTTGGAGTAGCGACGAAAACTGACCGCTGCCTCCTCAAGTTGCGGAAAATCGTCTTCACAATAAAAAAACGCACGCGGAAAATGCAGCGCCGCAGACAGTTTTTCGATGGTTTTTTTATCCGGCTCTGTTTCCCCGTTTTCATAATTACGCAAACACCGGTCGGTAATGCCTGACGCCAGAGCCAGCGCTTTTTTGCTGAAAAGCCTTCTTTCTCTGGCAAAGGTAATACGGCAGGGGTTGACACGCTGCATGGTTCAAGAGCCTGTTTTTTTCAGACGAACATCCACAACGTCCGGCAAAACCGGTGCTTCCTGGGGGAGTACGAAAGCATCAGGGTGATTGGGGATGCTTCCCAGCAGCAAGCGTTCGTTGAACCTTGTGATGTTCTTTTTATCAAAGGCGGTTGCGTGCGAAAGCTCGTAGCGTACTTCGTTTGCCTGCGGGTCATAGTGATAGAGCAACACCCATATCTGGGTGCCTGCATGCTTGTTTTTTGCATAGCGGAACAATTCAAGTTGTCCGCGAATAATGTTCCTCGTCATTTGCCCCTTGGCATTTTTATTGGTCGGGTCTTCTTCTTTTTTACCCGTGGCGCTGTCTCCGGTCATGACCAACAGGGCTGTTTTTTTATCCAGCGAAACAGCCAGCGGGCTGTTTTTCAGGTTGACGATTTTCCAGTGAGCCGGTGAAAGCTCTGCCCGCAGCACCTGCACCGTCTTGAACCATTGGAGACTGCCCGCTTCGGTAGGGGCGGATGTCCCGGTAGTCTCGTTGCGTCCTGCAAGCCCGGCAGCAATAGCCCTGTCTATTGGCGTGCGGGACAGCCCAAGCGCTTTCAGGCGTTGTTCTACCTGCTCCGGTTCATCGACACAGCGGGCGCGGGCTATGGGGGTTAGACGAAGCAGAGCCATTATTGCATCCTTGAAGATGGGGTATGCGCCTCATTTTCCGGTTACAAAAGCGGAAAATCAAGCGGTCAGCCCGCCAGCGCTATCCCATAACCAATATCGAAGGTATCGCCATCGTGCAGCTCGCGCGGGGCGGCAAAGCGGGCGGCAGAGATGAGCAGGCCGGATGCCGCGCCCTTGGCGCTTTCTGACAGCAGTGCCGCGCCTTCGACTTTGACCGGCGCTGCGCCGCTGGTGGTAAAGGTAAAGCGCGATTTGCTGCCAAAGTTATCGACGCGCAGGTTGGCGGCGGCGACTTTTTCCCATTTGACCCTTGTGCTTTCGCTGTAGCCGTCGGTGGCGCTGGTTATCTCGCTGGCGGTGGCGGCAAAATTGGCGGCATTCCAGGACGAAAGCGGCGTAATGGCAGCGCCAAACAGGGCAATATAAAAATCCGTCGGCCGGGTGGTCTGGTTAAAGGCCGCACCCAGCAGGTAGTACAGGCCTTCTTCGGTGACAAGGTTGGGGTCTTCTTGCCAGTTTTTACCGTTGATGCCGTGAACATAAAGGCCGCTGGCGAGCACGTCGGCGCGCGGGATGAGCAAGCCTTCATCGGTTTGCCTTGTGCCGTAGCGGATGATGCAGCGGGCAAGTTCCGGGTAGTGTTGGGCGGCAATGTTCATAGGGGGTTGTCCTTTGAGGTTAGGTGGAAAGTGCGTACAGGCGGCGGCCTTCCAGCGCGAGGCTGCCGGATAGCCCGGTGGTGGGCAGGCGGATGCGTGCCGCTTGCGGTTCAATCACCTGAGCGCCCGGCAGGCCGATGACAAAGCCGTTCTCGCTGAGCCAGACGGCGACCGGTACATCCGGGATTTCGCTAAATCCGCTGCCTGGAAGCCGCGCAAAGCCGCCTGTCGGCGGGGGCTTTGTGCAAAGCGGTTTAAGGCGCAGCGCGTCCTCATCCGTGCCTTCGATAAACCAGGTGGCGCTGCGGTCTGCAAGGTATAGCCCGTCTTCGACCGCGCACAGCATCGTAACCGGCGAGGCCAGTGGCATGTGGTTGTGGCGCAGGTCGCACAGGTTGGGGCGCAGCGGCTCGCTGTAATAAAGATGCAGGCCTGCCGCGCTGAACAGTCGCCCGCCGTGCGCGGCCATAAAGCGCCCCGCCGGTAACGGTTCGAGAAAGCGTGCGGCAGGCGGCTGGCCGCGCTTGCCTGCGCCGATAAGCCAGGGTACGCCGCAAGGGACGTCGGCCACCATCAAAGGCTCTGTGCCGTTGGGTTCGGTGATAAACAGGCGGGCAAGGCCGTGACCGGCCACCGTGACCTGTACCCCGCCGCCACCTGCGACCTGGTGCAGGGCAAGCGCCGAGGCGGGCATTTCTTCATCACCGCGCAGCCGCGCGGCGCATACGCCGTAGCGCCCTTGCGGCAATCCGCCGTTTACGGTGACGGCGCTGCCAAGTGCAGGCGGCGCCAATGCGGCAGGCACAAGACCTGCGCCTTGCACCTGATGGAGTGTGCCGCCGCGCCTGCCGACATAAAGCCTTCCGGAGAACTCGCAAAAACCGGCTTCGTCGCTGCCGTCCAGCACGCCGACGGGAATAAGGGTGTTGCCGTCTATGCGGTGCAGGGTGTTGCCGCTTAAGGCGTAGCTTGCCCCGTCCGATGAGGTCCACAGTGAGGTTAATGCGCCGCTGGCTAAATCAAGCGCCGGGTGTTGTGCGCTGTGCACCTGGCCGCCGTCTTCTATCAGTACGTCTTCAGCGCGTGCCAGCGCCGCCGGATTTAAATGGCGCGGGGCGTTGCGGTTGTCAAGGCCAAGCGGCCACTGTCCAAAGGGAAGTTCCATAAGACCTAAGGCTTTGTCCCCAAACGGCAGGGGGCAAGGGCTGCCCGTTAAAAAAAGCACGAAACCGCTTGCGCGGGGCTTTCGGGGACATAAACAGGCGTTGGCGGCGTCCGTCCGCCCGCTCGCGGCGTACCGCGTTTTCAGCTTGCCGCCAGCGTTAAAGGCGGGGCGCTTTCGGGTGCGCCTTGTTAAAACCTGTAGCCGCCGTGGCAGGCGTTAAAGGCCAGCGTTCTCGCCTCGCTTAAACCGGCGTGTTCTCGCTTGCCGGTGGCGATACAACGGGGATTTGAGCGGTTTTCTTATTCTTTTTGGAGAGTGCCACGATGGCAATGACGAATTTTGCCGCGCTTAAAGAAGCGCAAGTGAAGGTCTGGTGTCGCGACATCTGGCGGGCGATGCGCGATAACCAGTTTACCGCACGTTTTACCGGCAGCGGCGATGACGCCATGATACAGCGCATTACCGCGCTGACCCGTGAAAGCAGGGGCGACCGCGCGGTTATCCAGTTGGTGGCGGATCTCGTGCGCGACGGTGTGACCGGCGACAATCCGCGTGAAGGCCATGAAGAGGCCATGCAAAACCACGCGCAAGAGATTGTCATTGACAGTCTTTCGCATTCGGTGATTAGCAAGGGCGCGCTTTCCGAGCAAAAAACCGTGGTGAACTTCCGCCAGCAGGCGATGAACAATCTCACCTACTGGCTGGCTGACCGCTACGACCAGCTCGCGCTGTTGACCTTGTCCGGCATTGGCTATCACATGAACCTGGACGGCTCGCCGCGCACGGACACGGCCTTTAGCGGGCTGGCCTTTGCCGCGCAGGTGTCGCCGCCTTCCGACAAGCGTCATTTGCGCTGGGACGGCAGCCAGATGCAGGCCGGTAGCACGGCGGCGGTAGTGCCGACCGATTTGCCCAACTACCGGATGATTGTCGATGCGGTGGCCTATGCCAAAACCCATTACATCAAGCCGCTGCGCAAGGCAGGCAAGGATTACTACATCCTTTTGGTGCAGCCAGGCACGCTCGCGCAGCTTAAGAAAGACGGCGACTATATCCGCGCCGTTACCGGTGGCGCGGCCTCAAAAGACGGCTTTAGCTCGCCGTTTTTCTCCGGCGGTCTGGTGACGGTAGACGGGGCGGTTATCCATGAAGACCGCCGCGTGTTCGGCACGCAGGGCGCACCGGTCGGGCAGAAGTGGGGAAGCGCCGGTGATGTCAACGGTACGCGCACGCTGTTGTGTGGTGCGCAGGCGCTGGCCACGGTGGATTTGACCGCGCCGACCTGGGTGGAAAAACGCTTTGACTACGATAACCGCGGCGGCATTTGCGTGGGCAAGCAGTTTGGTTTTTTGAAACCCAAATTCCATTCCAATTTCGACAAGAGCGTACAGGACTTTGGCGTGCTCGCCATTGACCACGCGCAGCCGTAAGCGGCGCTTAAGCCTTAAGCGGCAGGCACGGCTTGCCGCAACCCTTCTTTTGGAGAAATGCGATGAACCTGACCAATGATGGACGCCATGCGCTGACGGCGGTGGATTTTGCTTTTGATTACAAGGACGTCAATGCGGCCAATGGCGGCGTGCTTGAGACGGTCGAGATACCGGCAGGCAGTGTGGTGATGGGCGGCTTTTTGGTGATTGATACGGCCTTTGTGGGCGCGTCCGAAATCAAAGTCGGTGATAGCGGCAAAAACGACCGCTACGCCGATTATGCCGGTCTGGATGTTCAGGGTGTATTGAACTTGACCCCTACCGGCTATTTGACGGAAAAGACCGAACGCTTGCGGCTGACCTTCCCTATCAATACACCGACTGCCGGTAAGGCAAGGGTGCATCTGTTCTACAGCCAGACCGACCGCGCGGACTTTACGCAGGGGCTGTAAGCGCAAATAAAAAACCCGCTGGCGGGCGAGGCTGGCGGGTTTGGAGTATCCACCTTGAGGCACAAGGAAGAAATACGCGATGAATGATAACCCTATTTCATTAAAGGTTAAAGACTGGCTGGAACTGCACATGAGCACAACACCGTTTCTTAATGCCTGCATTGGCCTCGCCGTGCTGATTTTTTCGGCTTGTTACGGGGTAAGCCTGATATTGGCCGTTATCCCGTGGGACAGACTGTTTTAGATTTCATTGGAGCGTGTCTTATGGAAGCCTCGAAAAACTTACCGAACTGGCGTTTTGTACTGCTGGTGGGCATCGGCTGGCTTTTTGGCCTTGCGGCTTTGTTTGCTGCGGTTCGCTGGTGGTAACAGCCAAAGTAAAATTAAAATCAAGGATACCAATGAATATCCACGGAAAAATGAGCGAAGAAGCCGCCGACAAAATCGGCAAGCTGCACGCGCTGGCTTATCTGATTGCCGCCAGCGGCACGGTGGCGGGTATTTTGATAGCCGCTTTGAGCCTTTGGCGGTAGTTAATCAGGATTTTGCAGGAGGTGCGCAGAATGAACCCACAAGATGCAGGAAGAGTAGGTAACAAATTAGCCAACGCGGCACTGATTGCAGCGAGCGGTTTTGCGCTGTCTGCTTTGGTTTTTGCCTTGTTGCATGGCTTTGCCGCCGTGCTTGGCGCGAGGTAGCGGCCAAAAGACAAAGAAAAACCCCGCCGACGGGCAACCGGCAGGGTTTGGGACTTCATGTAAGCGCATGAAGCAAAGCAACCGCAACAGAAACAAGGAGTATTGCGGCCAATGGATTTTAGCAAAACCGTAAAGGAAATGCACATGTTGGCAGAACGATTACCGGAAAAACGCTTTAACCGGATATTGGCGGTGATTTGGGGCGGCTTGTTTGTTGCGTCCCTGTACGCCTTGCCGGAACTGATAGCCGCCGTAGGCAGCCTGATAAAGGCCATTGCGCAGATATAGCAGCAAAGAAAACCCGCTGGCGGCGAACCAGCGGGGCTTTTGCATCAGAACCTGTTGCCATACGCTAGCCTGCCGGTAAATAACGCAGCGCGGCAAACAGTGCGCCCGCTGTGGCCATTATCATTGCGCTCAGCTTGATAAGGGTGTCCTTGCGTGACAGCTCGATTTCTTTAAGCACCAGTTCAAAGCGCCGGTTGGTGTCGTTCTGAAACGTCTCAAAGCGCCGGTCGGTATCTTGCCGGACAAGCTCGAACTCCTTGCTGACCCGTTCAAAACGCCGGTCCATATCGGCTTGCAGCTTGTCAATGCGCTGCTGGACGGCGGCAAAACCTGCCTCCATTTTCTGTTCGATACGCGGCAGCGTGCCGGAATGCTGTTGCTTGATTTCTGTTGTCCCCGCTTGCGCCTGCGAACCTGCGCCCTTGACCGCAAGGGTTTGCACCTGCCTGAACAGCTCGCCAATGACCAGCGCTTGGGCGTGCGGCATGTGCGCTTGCTCCAGCCGCTCGATAACTTCCTGCACGTTGTAAATATCCATTGCTGCCAAATCCAGTCAGGCGGGCAGCCAGCGCAGCGCGGCAAACAGTACGCCCAAAAGCCCCGCTATTACGATGGACAGGCGGATGATGATTTTGTTGGGCTGCGCGTCCAGGTCCTTGTGCAGCAGTTCGATGCGTTTATCCACCTCGGCAAAGCGTTTGTCCACTTCGGCAAAGCCTGCCTTCATCGATTGTTCAAGATTGACCACCGCGTCTTTGGATTTTTCCTTGACCTCGGCGATGGCCTCTTTGTGCGCATTATCGACCTGCGCAATGGCCGTGACCACGCGCTGCGCTTGCGGGCGGGTCAAGCCGGTTTCTTCCAGTTCGTTCAGCAAGGTGATGCTACCCTTGGTTAAGGTTGCCATGTGCGTGCCTTGGGTCGTGCCTTGAAAACAGCTTATCACGCTTGCGCGGCGTTGTTCGGGGACAAACGCTTGACCTGCATCTGCCCGCTGATACGGAAGTTTACCGATGTCCTTCAATGAAACGCTTTTTCGCTACCTGCCTGCCGAAGGCCAGAGCCAGACCCATGTGGCCTTGTTGTCCGGCCATGCCGCGCAGGTTTACCCGACTGACCCGATGGATGGGAAAAAAGGCACAAAACTGCACCCGCGCTTTCATCAGGCGGCGGTGGCTGCCCATTGCCGCGCGTTTGCGGTCGAAGGAGAGACCGAGGCGGTAAAGCCTGCACGCAGTGCCAGGCACGGAGGTAAAGCGCCGGTAATTGACCAGGCGACCGCTGTCTGATGGATTTGCAGGCGCTGCGCTTGATATTGCGCTTTGAATATCTGGATGATGCGGCCGCGCCCTTTTTGTGGCAAAACGGGGCGCTTGACCGGTTTATCAATGAAGCCTGTCGCGAGGCGGCGCTGCGCAGCCATTGTGTCAGTGACCGTTTCCAGACACCGGTAAGCCAGGGGGTGGCGCTGTATACGCTGCCTGCCTCTACGCTTGCGATACTGAGCGCCCATATTGACGAGCGGGCGCGTTTGTCCAGGCTCGCGCTCTGTGACCTTGAGCGCCTGCACGGCTGGCAGCAGCGCACGGGGCAGCCCCTCGCTTATGTGTTTGACAGCCTTCACCACGGCGGCGAAGGCACTTTGACGCTCTACCCGAAACCGGATGTGGACGGCACGCTGTATATCCGCTATGCCCGCCTGCCCGCGCCGCTTCTGGCCGATACCGATAAGCCGGATATTCCCGAAGTGTTGCAGCCGCATTTATTGGATTACGCCGCGCACCGCGCCTATGCACTAAGAGACAGTGACGCGGGCGATAAAGCACGTTCGCTTGAGCATCTGGCGGCTTTTGAAAAACACTTTGGGCAAGCGATGACGGCGCGCACCCGTGCCGAGCGCCACGCAGGCAAGCAGCACCGGGTGCGCATCAACAATGATTGGCGCTAAGCGCTTGGTGGCGCTTGACCGGTCGCCTTCGGGGACATTCTCTGGTGGCTTTAGATAGCCATAACCTAAGGTGACACGCGATGTCCAGCGCCCTTTATTTAAAAGCCAAGCAAGACATGCTCGAAGGCAACATCAACTTGCTCAGTGCAACCGTCAAGGCGCAGCTGGTCGATACCGACCTGTACAGCGCCGATATGGCCGCCGATAAGTTTTTAAGCCAGATACCGGCCAACGCCCGCGTGGGCGAGGCGGTAACGCTGGTGGGCAAATCCACGGCGGGTGGCGTATTTGATGCCGATGATGCGGTGTTTGCCGATGTCACCGGCGCTTCCATTGAGGCGGTGGTGCTGTATATCGACAGTGGCGATGAGGCCAGCAGTGCGCTGTTGCTTTATCTGGATACGGCCACCGGGCTGCCGCTGGTACCCAACGGGGGCAGCATTACCGCGCAGTGGGATAACGGCACCAATAAAATCTTTAGCCTGTGAGGCCGTCCGATGAACACGCTGCTGTTTTTCAGCAATATGGGCAGTGGCCCGGAAACCAGCCTGCGCCTGCTCGAACTGCGCGACGGCCTCGACCCGCAGCCCCTGCCGATACCGCGCCAGGAGGCGGGCAGGATGGACGCGCAGGGCGCTTATCGCAATCCCCACTGCGCGGCGCAATCACCTGACAAGCGCTATCTGGCGCTGGTAAACCAAGAAAACAACAGCGACCGCGTGCTGCTGTTCGATACCTGGCAGGACGATTTCTGGCAGCAGCCGAAGCGTTTTGCGCAGGGCAATACCGCTTATTACGGGGTGGCGCTCAGCCAGACGCGGCTAGCCTTGTTTGGGGAGGGTGTGCCTTTCCTGCAATTGCTCGACAGGCAGAGCATGCAGGTCATCCCTGACTTTGATGCGCAGATGAATGGTTATTGCCTTGCGGCGGCCTTCAGCCCTGACGGGCAATACCTGGCGGCATTGGTCGGCAGGGGAAGCGGCGTCAGGCTGCGCCGTTACGACCTGACGGCGTCGGGCTTCCCCTATACGCAGTCGGCACAGACGGTTTACAGCTACGAGCGTTGTTTTCTTGATTACAGCCCGGACGGGCAGTATCTGGTATGGGCGTACGCTTCCAGCGAAGCGCCCCGATACTGGAACGCACAGAGCCTGGAGTGGGTGAGCTTTCTCAATCAGAACAATATCCACAACCAGGGGTATCACTGCACCTGCCGTGCCTTTGTCGGCGATACCCTGTACCTGGGGTATCTCAACGCCAACGTCCCCGTTGCCCGCGTGACGCTGGGCGATGACTACCAGTACACGCCGTTGCCCGCCTTAAACAGTGCCGATGGTGAAGTGGCGCTTAACGCCGGTGTGCTGGATATGGTCTACGATGCTGCCGCGCAGCGGATGTGGGTCTGGCATACACTGGCTCGCTCGCAAGGTGCGCGGGATTTTGCAGTGCTCTCCTGGTTTGACCCGAATGAAGACGCGCCGGTGATGCACCCCGTCGGCAGCGAGACATGGCCGTTTCCGTTGCTGGCTAAATACCATTCTGACTACGGAAACGGACGAATGTTGCTGCTTCAGCGCGGTTTGGGCGAGGTGCGCGGCACGGTGCGTGATGTGGATAACGCTCCGGCGGCTCGCGTGGTGCGGGCGTATGCGCGGCAAAGCGGGCGGCTGTTGGCGCAGACGGTTTCCGATGCGGCTACCGGTGATTACAAAATGACGCTGCCGGATACGCAGCCGGTGGACGTGCAGTTTCAGGCCGCAGACGGTGAGCTGCTGAATGATTTGCTCTACGCCAGGGTGATACCGGATACGCCATGAGCGGCGCGGCGCTTGACGCAAGCTGGGCAGCGGCTGCGCCTTACGCGGGCGCGGCGGCGAGCGTTTCGGCGTATTTTGGCGGGCAGCGCGTGCTGTCTGTGCAGGGGGCATCGTCTGCGCAGATAGGCGCGGCGCGGCTGATTAAGGCGCAGTTTGTCCGGCCTTCCGGCTTGCCCTCCAGCGCGGCCTTCGGGCAGGTGCGGCTGGCGCAAGCGGGGCAGTATCTGCTGCCGGTTTTGCCGCTTAATGCGCATTTTTTGGTGGGTGCTTACGCGCCGCCGCAAGTTACCGTACAAGGCAATTGGTCGTCCGCGCATTACCTGTTGCCGCTTGGGGGTAAAGCCGCTACGCGCGTTGGCGGTGCGCGATTGACGCAGGCGCAGCGCGTTTCTTTTAAAGGGGTGTCGGGGACGGCGGCAGGCTCTGGCGGCTATTGCTTGCTGCACGGGCAGTATGCGCCCAAGTCGCCGCCGCTTAACGCGCTGTTTGTCGGCAGTGGTTATGAGGGGGCGAGCGGTACGCAAAACGCCTCATGGCTGGGCAGCACCGCCTTTGACCAGACGGCGGCTTTTTTAGGCGCAGCCCCTTTGGCGCAGACCGGTGCGGTGCGGTTGAAAAAACATCAGGTGGTGCTGCGCTTTACTTCGGCTTATACGGCAAGTGTCGGCACACCCTGGCTTAAGGCGGCGCAATGGATAAAGGCGAAGGGCTTAAGCACAGGCGGTTATGGCGCAGTGCGCTTTCACTTGCCCGCGATAAAGGCCAAAGGCATTGGCGCTGGCGCAACACCAGGCACGCCGAACATGATGCAAAGCGGCGCACCGGCGCAGGGGTTTATCCCGCACGGGGCAAAAGGCACAGCAGCCTTTGGCCTTGCGCAGTTAATCGCGGGCAACCGCACGGTCACACTGGCGGGCTTTAGCAGCGCCGCCTATGGCTTGCACTGGCTGGCAAAAGGCGCAGCGCCGCCGCAGGCTTTTACGCCGGACGGGGTGAGCCGCACCGCTTGCGGCACGCCACGGCTGCTTGCGGCCAATCAGGTGATTGCGTTTTTCGGCAGCTCTGAAACAGAGACCGGTTTTGCGGCTATTGCCAATCAGAAGCAGGTGGCGGCGTTTTCATCTGCGCCCGTTGCCACGGGGTTTGGCACGCCCGAGGTGGGGTTTGCGCCCTGGCAGGTGATTGACCTGTTCGGGCGCTATGGCGTCACTACCCGTATCGGCAAGCATCGCATTGTCCCTGAGGACAAAGAAGGCGGCGCTTGGGTGTGGGAGGATGAGGAGTGGTATTGGGACGAAGGTATCCCTGAGGGCTCATGGCAAGAGCAGACGGCCGGAAGCTGGGTCAAGGAAAGCGAGATTTGGGTATTTGTGCCGGATGACCCGCCTGCGGTGGGTGGCATTGGCAGCGGTAATGGCAGTGGCAATATCCTTATCATCAAGGCCGTAAAAATCAACGGCAAGTGGGTTCGAAAGGTGCACGTTGACACCGGTGGCGGTGGCAGCGTCTGGGTGCCGACCCCTGGAGGTGGCAGGCCGCCGGGGCTTAAAAAGCGCGGCGGCTATTGGACATGGAAGGCTGGCGGAAGTGGCCCGGGCATTCCGCCTGCGGGCAGTACCGATACGACGGTTTATTTTGCCGGTGCTCGCGTCGTGCGCTACGGGCAAACCAGCCTGATGAACGATACGCGCACCTTTACCCCGCTGCGCTGCTGCCCGTGCGGCAGCGCCCGCTTTGGCCGTCGCACGGCGTTGATAACGACTTGACGGTTTAAACCCTTTGCCATTGCCCGTTCGGGGACAAAGCCTTTGCCTTGTTTTTTAGCCGCAAGGCGCGGGGTTTAAGGCAATGGCAGGCACACAGGACGAGCAAAACAGGCGGCAGCAGGGCGTGGTTTCGCCGAGCGGGCGGATTAACCGGTTGCCGAATGCGCCGCAGGATAATCCGCTGACGCAAATCGACCCGGCCGTACGAAAGGCGGGCATGGATTTGCAAAACCTTCAGGTGGCGCAGCAAAACGCGTCGGCGCCAAGTGCGTTGATGTCGCGTCAAGCGCCGCCCATGCAGGCGTGGGCGCAAGGCCAGAGGCAGCAGCAGGCGAGGATGAATACGGCGCTTGCGGCAAGCGGCTCGCGCACGCTAAGCCCGCCGCAGGCACGCGCCGCACTGGGGCAGCAGGGGCAGGCGACGCAGGCCGGATTGCTGGCCGGGCTTTCCGCCGGTACGCAGACCGCGCAGGGGCAATCAGGCGGGCTATCCCGCGCAATGGGGGCGCTGCCGGGCATGCAGGGGATACGCAACGGGCTTTCGCAACTTGCCGCGACCAGGCAATCGCTGGGGTTTCCTGAACAAGGGTTGCTGTCTGCGGCGCAGTCGCAGGCGGTGGTGGATGACATTCGTGCCCGCGGTGGTGCGCCGCTTGTGCAACGTTTCGCGCCGCAAGCCCATGCAGCGGCAGAACCCGCCGCGCTGCCGCCTGCGGGCGCGCAAGGTTGGGGCAGGACGGCTTACGGGGACAATGTGGCAGGGCGTAAAACCGATAACGGTTATGCTTTCTCCAATGCCGCCTCCGATGTGCAGGCGGCAGGCAATAACCGCTTTAAAGGCCGTGGCGGCGCGGACGGGCGGGTAAGCGACAAGGGCAGCTTTAATACCATGAAGTCTGCGGATATGTGGCGCACATTGGGCGCGGCTAACGCTCTGGCTGCACCGCCTGCCGCGCCTTTGCGTTACGGTAATGCCGTGCGCTTGCCGGATAGCCTGCAAGGCATCCGCAGTGACGGCGTGACCGTGGTTAAAAGCGGCGCGGATGAGCGCAACGCGCAATTGAAACTGCGCTGGGCCGGTGAGGATTTAATCCGCCAGGGCAAAAATACGCGCCGTGCACGGGGTGGCCCGCAGATGGTGCAGGCCGGTACGGGCATGGTCAATCAGGCCGCCGCTGCGCCCCTTGCCCGCGCCGCAGCCGATGACGCCCGCACGCAGCAAGGGCAAGAACTTGCCAGCCGCGAGCGGATGAACCAGAGCAGGCAAGCCCTGGAGCAGGCGCAAGCCGCCGCGCTGGCCGGGCAAACGCAGTCCGCACAAGCGGCCGAGCAGGCAAGGCAGCAGCAGGTGCAGCGTCTGCAACAGATGCAGGCTGTCATGACCGACCCCAAGGCTTCGCCCGAGCAAAGGTTGATGGCCAAGCAGTTTGTGGATATGGCGACCTTTGACCCGAAACGCTACGTCACGCTAACGGGCGCGGATAACGAATACGGCGCGGGCGGGCAATTTGTGCTTGACCTTTTGACCGGCCAGCCGATTTACGGTGGCGCGGGCGGGCAAGGCGCGGCTGTCACGACCGAAGACGCGCTGCGTGCGCTGGCAGGTCAGCATTTGCTCGATGGTTACGGCAACCGGCTGTATGTCGATAAAAACGGCCAGCAGGAGCGCTACCGGTGAACACGTCTGCGCCGAAGAAAAACCCGCTGGCCGAGTTCGATTGGCAAACGGCCAAAGTAGTCGATGGCGGTGGCGCTTTGCGCCGCTCCCTGGGCGATACGTTGTTGTCAGGCTCGCGCGGGGTGGTGGGCGCGGGGGAGGCGCTGGTAGGCCTTGCCGATATTCCCACCTTGGGAAGCGCGGGCAAGGCCATGCAGGGCATGGGGTATGACCCTAAGCGAACCAAGGATTTTATCGGCGATTTTTACAGCCCCGCGCAGAAGCTGGCCAATTATCGGGTGCAGCAGGCCGAGGGCTTTACCGATACCGCCGGGGCGATGCTGGCCAACCCTTCGACCATTTTGCATGGCGTGACCGAAAGTCTGCCGTCTACCTTGGGCGGCGGGGCGCTGGGGCAGCTCGCCAAACGCGCCGCGCCCGCGCTGTCTTCAAGGCTGGCCGCCGGTATCGGTGAAGGCGCGGTGATTGCAGGCAGCACGGCAGAGGGCATCCGCCAGCAGACCGATAACGGGCTTTTGACCGGCAAGCAGGCGCTCGCGGCTGTGGGTGCGGGGGCATTGGGCGGTGCGACCGCCTTTGTCGGTGGCACGCTGGGTAAAAAGCTGGGGCTTGCCGACATTGATACGGCGTTGGTGCAAGGCACTTTGGGCGCGGCCAAGCACGGTATGGCGCGGCGCGTGGCCGGTGGGGCGCTGACCGAAGGGCTGCTCGAAGAACTGCCGCAGTCGATGCAGGAGCAGGCGTGGGAAAACGCCGCGCTCGACCGCCCGTTAATGGATAACGTGGGCAAGGCCGGTGCGCAAGGGCTGCTGACCGGCGCGGCAATGGGCGCAGGAGCCAACCTGCTCGCCCGCCGTGCAGCCGAGCCGAGCGAGACCGCAGACGCTGCGCCCGCTGCTGAACCTTTGGGCTTGCCCGCGCCTGAACCGGGGCTGCCGCCCTATCACCCGCTGGCTGACCTGACGCCGCCTGCCCCACCGGCCGGGCCACTAACACGGGCGGCCAGCAGGCTTGCCGAAAACCTGCCGCCGGTGCTGCCGTCATCCGGCGCAGCACAAGCCGCGCTGGGCTACGAACAAGGTTTGCTGGGTGAAGTATTGCCCGCGCAAGAAAGGTTAAGCCAAGAGCGTACCGCGCTGCCGTACGAAGGGACGGTTATTGAGGGCGAGTTTAGCGAGATACCGGCAGGGGCTGCGCAAAGCCCCGCGCAAGAGCAGGCGAGCGTTCCTGCGCTGGAATTTGAGGGCGAGCGGGTATTCCCGTCGTATCCGGCGGCACGGCGTGCCTTGCGCGAGATGTTCCCCGAGGCGCAGCAGGACAGTATGGAGGTGGTGAAGGTTGCGCCGAAAACCTTTGCCCTGCGTGAGAAGCAGGCGCAGGACGTGCCGCTGCTGCCCGCGCCGCAGGCACAGGCCGAAAACCTGCCTGCCGCGCAATCAAGGGCTGCCCTGCCCTCGCCTGACCGCGTGGCTGATGTCATGCCCGCGCAGGCGAGAACAGCACAAAGCGCGGTGCAATCGGCGCAGAGCGCAGCAGAACCGCCCAGCATGGAAACGCTGCGGGCAGCCCAAACACAGGCCGCCCGTTTGCAGCAGGCGCAGCAGACGGGCGAGATGACGCAGGCGCAGGCCGCGTGGGACAGTCTGCCGGTGGCAGAGCGTAGCGCCGCTACAGTCGGTCTGGAAATGACGCCCGCGCAGCGTGACGCTATAGCCGCCATGCCGTTTACGCAGATACCAGAGGAAATGCGGCAGCAGATTGCCGCGCAAATGAAAGCAAACGCGCAGACATCTGCTGCAAACGAGCCGTCATCTCCAGCGAAACGCACGCGCCTGCAAGTGCTGCACGATTCGCTCGCCCGAAAGCAGGCCGAGTTTGACCGGCGCATGCAGGAGCATTGGGAATTCGGCAAGGGGTTTCAGGGCGAGGGCATGGCCGACAAAACCAAAGGCCGGCAGATGCTCAAGTTATTCGACAAGCAAAACGAAGCGCTCAAAACGCTACAGGCAGGCATCGAGAAAACCCAAGCGGCCATCGAGCGCGAGCAGGCAAAAATAGCCCGCGTGGAGCGGCAGGACATCCCGTCAGCCATTAGCGAACACGTCCAAAACGGCACGCTGAAACAGTGGCGCAAGTACCCCAACCGGTTTTTTGTCGAGGGCGTGGAAAAGGCGCGGATTATCTGGGACGAAAAAAGCAAAACGCTCAAGCATTCGTACTATTCCTCCATCCCCACCGAAGAGCAGCGCAAGAAGTTTCGCGAGGCGTATAACCCGCTAAGGGAGCGGCTGCTCAAGGAGTACGGCAAGGAAGAGGAACAGGCCAAGAAAGAAGTCGCCAGCAAGGCACGCAAGGAACAGGCACAGGCGGTAGAGGAGAAGACCGCCAAAACCCAGGCACCGCCGGTTAAGGCAGGCTACATCCGCCCTATCGTGCTTAAGCTGGAAGGCTGGACGGGCAGCGCCTCTGAGCTGGCCGCTCTCGCACGGCAGGTTTACACGCAGGAGCTACAGGGTACGAGTGTTGATAACGCAAGCCTTGGGGCAAGGATTGCCTTTACCAGCGAGGGGAAGGGTGAGGCATTTGGCTCAAGGGGCAAGATGCGTTCGCAAACCCGAGCGGAACTGGTGAAGGTGCTAAGCGAACTGGCACAAAGCGCTATAAAAGTATCCGAAGCCGCACCACAAAAAGGCCGCGCCAGTGACAGCAGAGCCTTTCATACTTTGATGAATGCGCTAGAGGTGGACGGGCAGGTTATCCCTGTACGGCTAACGATTAGAGAGGCATTGCTTGTCCCTAAAGACCAGCCAGTTCATAAGTTTTATGACATCGTTATAAACGAAAAAAGCACCGGAACGGTACATGGAGTTGGTGAGCATTCACCTCGTCCCGCTTCTGCCGGTGCTTTGGATGTAAAAGTAGCAGACCTTGCCGCTGTGTTCAATGTTGGCGAGCAGAAAGCAGGATCGAAGAAAGCCGAACCGTTCGATATACTCAAGCTGCCCCTTAACGAACAAGGGCAGCCCACCGATGAAGGCTTGCAGGCGTACTACGACAGCCTGCCCAAGCACCGGCAGCAGGCATTGCAGGATTACGACGCACGCTATCGTGCGTTTGCCAGTGACCTGTTGCAGCGCGGATACGGCAGCGCGGCATTGTCGCGCCTTGCATCTGAAACCAGAGATGCCGGTACTAACGCACACAGGCTCTATGTGCTGGAAACGCTGGCCGCGCTCGCCCCGCAAGCGGCCAGGCTTAAACAAACCGCTTATGCTTCGTTCCGCGAAGTGCTGGCCTCTGCGGGGCTTCAATCGGTGAATTTGAGCGACTTTAGGCAGGCAGCCAAAGAACCCTTGCCGGGGGCGGGGTCGGTGGCGGCGGCTGCCCTGCCGCGCCAGGTGCTGGGCACACTCGCCCGTGAGTTTGCGCAAGAGGAAGTCGCGCTTGAGGATAGCTGGGTAAGCCATGCCTTGCGGTCGCTGCTCGCTGAACTGGACAAGGCCGCGATAAACGAAAAGCAAGGCCAGTTGCTGGGTGAGCCGCCAAGGCTGCCTTCGCTGCGTGAGGTGCTGGAAGGTTTAAATAACGCGCCTTTTAGCTATACCAAACGCGGCGCGCGACCAGCACCCAAAACGCCGCGCAAAAAACCTCAAAGCAAAGCCCGCACTGCCGCTATTGAAGACTTCGGTGAAAAAATCGGTGGCGCACGCAAGGATTACGCGGCGGCGTTGAGCGAAAAAATCACGGCGGGCGATTTGCGCTCTACGCCTTTGGCGAAGCTCTGGCCGCTGAGTGATATTGCCAGGATTGAAGACCACGTAACGGCAGCAGTGGTGACGGCGCTTCGTGCCACTGTGCTGAAAAAGCCGCGCAAGGATTCGCACGATAGCTGGTTTGAACTTTGGGCAAACGAGGTGCAAAAAGCGCGGGGAAAAGCCGCGCTGGCCGTGCAGGGCGATTTTATGGGGGCGATAGGGCTTGAACGCCGCCACCTGGACAGCGATTATCACCGTGCGGATATGGGCGGGGACGGCCTGTCTCCGGCGGCGCGACTTGCTGTGCTGCTGCGTTTTCTGCCGCGCGACAAGTGGGCGAGCGTGCAGGCGGTTGATTACGGGTTTATGCGGGTCAAGGCGGGCGGGCGACGGGTGGACGCGCAGCCCGGCTGGAACATTGGCTATCTCGCCGAGCAGGTCGAGAGCGCTATTAGCGGCGCTAAAAAAGAAAATACGCCGTTGCAGTTCGCAGCCTACACAAACGAAAAAGGCGAGTTCTATATCACCAAGCGCGGTGACAAGACCAGACTGATTACCTTTGCCCGTCGTGAGCAGGCGCTGGATTATTTGCGCAATAACCACAATGACCTGGTGAGGTTATGGGAGGCGCACAAAGCAAAGAACAATGTCCGCAAAACCGATGCGCGTGGCACGCAAAACCGCGAGCGACAAGGCAGGGATTGGCGGGACGGTAAAGATGTTACGCCAGAGCAATTTGATAAGACCTTTGGCTTTCGTGGCGTAGAGTTTGGCCGGTGGGTCGGCAAGGCCAACCGTGAGCGCCAAGACAGCATGAACCGCGCTTATGACGCACTGCGCGATTTGGCGCAGGTGCTCAATATCCCCACGCGTGCCTTGTCGCTTTCCGGTCGGCTGGGGCTGGCCTTCGGTTCGCGCGGGCACGGCAGCGCCAATGCGCATTACGAACCGGAACGGGTGGTTATCAATCTAACCAAAACCAAAGGTGCGGGTACGCTTGCGCATGAGTGGTTTCACGCGCTGGATAATTATCTTTCGCAAAACGGCGGGTTTATCACCAAAGGGCAAGGCAATCGAGAAGCCGTGCGCCCCGAAGTCGTGCAATCTTTCAAGCAGGTTATAAGCGCACTGAACCAGTCGCCCATGCGCGACCGCGCACTGAAAGCAGACAAGGGTGTTGCCGACAGGTACTGGTCGCAAATCGTTGAACGCGCTGCCCGCAGCTTTGAGAATTTTGTTATCAGCAAGCTGCAAAGCCAAGGGCAGTATAACGATTACCTCGCCAACGTCATCGCGCCCCACAATTTTGCCCGCGATGAAAGCGTTTATCCTTACCTGAAGACGGAAGAACTCGCGCCGGTTGTAGAGGCGTTCGATGCGCTGTTTTCCACACTGAAAACCCGCACCGATGATAAGGGTAATGTGGCGCTGTTTAGCCGTAACCAACAGGACAGGTTCAGCATACCGGCGCAAGGCACGAGCAAAGCCAGGGCAGAGCAGGCACTGGCGAAGTTAAAGGGCAAGCCGCTGCCTAACTATGAGACGGGTATTGAGGCCTATATCAACACCAATCAGGCCAATAAGCTGCTGAGCAATGCGGCGGCAGAGAAAAGCAAAGCCAACGGCTTTACTGCCACTCAGCACTACGCACTTGTTGAGGCAATAGCAGGGCTGTGGGCAGAAGCCATACAGGTCGCCGATAACGCGGATAAAAAAGGGCATCCCGATATTCGTATCAAGCGCTTTGCCGCGCCGGTGATTATCGAGGGTTTGATGCGCTATGCCGCCATTACGGTTAAATCGCAGGTCGAGCACGGACATCGTATTTATTCTTTGGAGGCGCACATCGAAAAAACGCTCCGAGGTATGTTAGAAAAGGATATTGCCGATACCGGCAAACCCAATTTCCCCTCTCGAAGCGTTGATGAAATCATAGAAGCGCTTGGCGAAAAGGTCAATGCGCAAGACGCGCCCAAGTCATCACGCCGCCAGAGCCAAACCCTGACCGCCCCGTTGTCCCCGAAAGCCAAAGCCCATCTCGACAGGGTGCAGGCCATCGTAGACCGCGCGGCCAGGGGTTGGGTGAATGCTCCACCAATTATTGTGGCGCACGACCTGAGCGACCCGCGTATTCCCGAGGCGGTGCGCCGCGAGAATGAGAGGCAAAAGGGCAGCCCCGAAGGCTTTTACCATCAGGGCAAGGTCTACCTGCTGGCCGGTCAGCTTGCCGATGCACGGGATGTTTCGCGGGTTTTGTTCCACGAGGTATTGGGGCATGCCGGACTGCACGGACAGTTTGGCAAGGAGCTGGACGGCGTGCTTAAGGGTATCGCCACCGTTCGCGCCGCCGAGGTCAAGGCCAAGCTGCAACAGTACGGTTTGAGTGATACGCCACAAAACCGCCTGATTGCCGCCGAAGAGGTGCTCGCCGAGCTGGCGCAAGCCCGGCCGGATATGGGTTGGGTGAAACGCGCCATTTTGGCTATCCGCTCGTGGTTGCGCGAGCACATACCGGCACTGCGCGGGCTGCGTATCACCGATGGCGAGATTATCCGCGACTATATTTTGCCTGCCAGAAACTTCATTGAGAACGGCTCAGGCGTTACCTTTGGTAACGGCCTGGCAGCGTTTGCGCGGGGAAAAGACGGCAAGGCACAATGGCCGTTTGATTTGGATAACTTGCCGCCGATGCGCGTTGCCCGCACCTTCCGTGAAGCTCGCGAAGCCGCCAAAGCCTTTCAGGGCAAGCCGCTAACCAACCAGGCGACGGGGATTGTGGCGGTGGTTTCGCGTAAATCGCTAGACAAGATGATTTCGGCTTCGTCCGTGCGAAAGTCGGAAAGCCCCGCCGTACACAGCATGGCGGTTGCCAATGTTGACGCTCTGTTTGGGCGGGCTATTTTAGGGTGGAGCAAAAAAGACCGTGCCTCCGACCCTAATATCGTAGCAATACACCGTTTCTTCGCTCCGATGGAAGTGGATGGGCGCATGAAAATGGCAAAAATAACGATAAAAGAGTTTCGCCAAGCCGGACACCCTAACGGTTTTTACACCGTAGAGGCGGTCGATTTCGAGGGCGGAGGCAGGGAATGGCTCAATAGCTCTGCCCGCGAAGATGGGATTTTGTTGGACAAAAAAATACCTCAGCGGGGGGAGCGAGAGCACGAGGATACTGGAACAACCAGCTCTAGAACTTCTCGAAATGGGGTGCAGCCGGAAAATGGCCGCGCCGCTGAGGCTTTATTTAATCTAGCGCAAGAAATCGAAAAGCACAATCAAAACCGTAATGATGCAGACGCGGTGCGCTTTTCCCGCGCCGCGATGGATAGTGCTACCGAAGAAGCGCTGCGCAAGCTGGGTCTGGCAGGTAATGCATATAACTCCTTGTTTGAGCGGATAAAATCCCTGCGCGATGCGCCGTTGATGGACTGGTTAAAGGCCGCTTCCGTAAGGGCAGAAGAGGGTTTGTTTGACGGGTTGCTGGGCATCAAACGCGCAGAAAAGGCGGTTGGAATTACTGATGCAGAAAAACAAGGTTACACTTCTGCCCGTCTTGCCACCGGCACGGCGGATGTTATCCATGCCGTTTTGCACTACGGCGCGCCGCAATGGAAGAACGGCGTCCTTGCGCGCAAGGAAGGCACGCGCGGGCTTTTGGAGATTTTGGGCGAGATTGGCGCGGCTGATTTAAATAACTGGCTGGGCTGGCTGGGCGGCAAGCGCGCGCAAATCCTGATGGCACAGGGGCGCGAAAACAACCTGACCGCTGCCGAAATCAACGAGCTGCTTGCGCTGGGCAAGGGCAAGGAGGCACTGTTTGAGCGCGTCTATCAAGAATACGCGGCAGCCAATGAGGCGGTGCTGGACGTAGCGCAAGAAGCAGGGCTTATCAATCCCGCGCAGCGCAAGGCATGGACGACCGATTACTACGTGCCGTTTTACCGCATGGATGAAAACGAGGTACTGCATGCGCCGAATACGCGGCGCGGGCTTTCTCACCAGAGCGCGGCCATCCGTGCGCTCAAAGGCGGCAACCTGCCGACGCAAAACCTGCTGTCCAATATCCTGACCGCATGGAGCACGCGCCTCGATGCGGCAATGAAGAACAAGGCGTTGCTGGAGGTGGTGGACAATCTGAAGGACAGCGACTACCTGACCAATGAGACGCTGCGCTGGAAGCCGGTGGTATTGCCGCGTGCGCAGGTGGTGCGCAAGATGAAGCTGGACGCGGCCTACCTGAAAGCCTGGGCGGCGCACCTTGGCCTTGCACCGGACGCCGGACTTGCCGCCGTGACCAAGGCGCTCCAGACACTGAACACGGAAGGCTTCGAGACCTTCTTTGCGCAGCAAGCACCGACCGACAAGGACATTATCCGCGTGACCCGTGGCGGCAAGAATGAGTATTACCGCGTGCATGATGCCTCGCTGCTGCGTGCGCTGATGTTTGTCAAGGACAGCAGCAGGGACATGCCGCTGTCGAAAATCGGGCGTGCGCTCAAGCGGCTGCTCACCACCGGCATTACTGCTTCGCCGGACTTTATGCTGCGCAACTTTCTGCGTGACGCGGCGCATACCTGGAACATCAACCGCGACGGGTTCAAGCTGGGCATTTCCAGCATCCAGGGTTTGCGGCAGGCGTTTGCCGAAGATAGCGATTACCGCGACCTGATGTTTGCCGGTGCGTCCTTCCAGGGCGGGCATTTCCTGGGGGCAGACCCCGACGCCTCGCAGCAGTTGATACGCCGTGCGCTGGCGAGAAAGGGTCTCGACGGCAAGGCGCAGCGGGACTTTCTCGACAGCATCGTGAAAAGCCCTGCGGATTTGCTGAAAAGCGCGTGGGAAGGCTATCGCACCGTGGGCGACAAGATAGAAAACGCCAACCGTCTTGCTGCCTACAAGGCGGCGCGGGGGGCAGGCAAGAGCGCGAAGCAGGCCGCTTATGAAGCAAAAGACCTGATGGACTTTTCCCTGCGCGGCAACTTTGGCCTCGCTATCTGGCTGACCGATATGGTGCCTTTCCTCAATGCCCGCATGCAGGGCTTGTACAAGCTGGGACGTGCCATGAAGGGCGAGGAGGCACTGGATACCGGTCTGCTTGTGCGCAGTATTGCCATGAAGGGCGCGTATATCGCCGCTTTCTCGCTGCTGCTGGCAGGCATGAACGGTGACGATGAGCGCTACAAGGCATTGAAGGATTGGGACAAGGACATGTATTGGCATTTCTGGTTTTCGGAAGGCCAGAAAGAGCCGCTGCGTATTCCCAAGCCCTTTGAGGTGGGCTTGCTGTTTGGAACAGTACCGGAACGGCTGTTCCATGCCGCGGCAGGCCATCAGGACGGCAAGGACTTTACCAAGGCGCTGCTGAGCGGTGTGGTGAACACGCTGGAGTTCAACCCGATACCGCAATTCATCCGGCCGGTGGGCGAACTCTGGGCAAACCGTGACACGTTCTTTGATACGCCGATTGAGAGCATGGCCGATGAGGGCAAGCTCAAATCCGCCCGCTACGATGAGCGCACCTCGGCATTGGGCAGGTGGCTAGGCGCGCTGACCGGCGACACCCTCGGCCTGTCACCCAAACAGGTAGACCATCTGGTACGCGGCTATACGGGGACACTGGGCGGCTATGTGCTGTCGCTGTCTTCGCTGCTTGCGCATACGGGCAGCGACGCGGCAAAACCGGCCATGGTGGCAGGCGACCTGCCGTTGATAGGGGCGCTATACAAGGGCGACCGCGTAGCCCCCAACCGTTACCGCGAGGATTTCTACGACCTGCTGAAACAGGCGCGGTCGCTGCAACTGACCATTAACGCGATGCGCCGTGAAGGCCGCACAGAAGACGCACAAAAACTCGCCACGAACAATAAAGACCTGCTGGCACGACGCAAAGCGCTCAATCTGGCGAACCGCCAGTTAGGCAACGTAAGGGAGCGTATCAAAGCCCTCTACCGCGACCCACAAATGAGCGCCGGTGAAAAGCGCCGCGAACTGAACCGCCTGCAACGGATGCAAAACGAGATTGCGCAGCGGGCGGTAAGGATTAAGGAGGCGATAGGGGGAAGGTGAACAAAAGCGCCCTGACGTGCACAGAAAACGGCGGTTTGTTATGCGCGTTTTGGGGACATAGATAGAAAAACGGGTTTTTCCATACAGGTTTTCTCGCATGCTCGCCTTGCCGCTACCCGTTACCTCCCTTGCCTTTGCGCTGTTGTTCGCCTTGGGCGCGTTCCTTGGCTGGCAATGGCGCGACAAGGAAGCCCGCGCGGTGCTGGCCGACCTCTACGCCACGCAAGCCCTGCAACTCGCCGATGCACAGGCCAGCGCGCGGCATATCGAACAGCAACTCACGCAACAACTGCACCAACTGGAGGCCGATTATGTGCAACGCCAGCAGCAAATCGAAAGCGATAACCAGCGGCTTATTGATGGTTTGCGCACTGGCACTGTCCGCCTGCGCAAACAATGGCAAGCCTGCACTGCCACAATGCGCCTGCCCGCAAATCCCCCCGCCGCCGGTGTGGCTGATGCAGCCCCCGCAGGCGGAAGCACAATTGAAGGGGATATTGCTCGAATTATCGCCATCGGCAGAGAGGCCGATAACCGATTAGAAGCCTGCCAGCAATGGGTAAAGCAGGTTCAGGCGACCGGCGCACGCTAGCCAGCCTATCGGCAACGCCCGCGCCAGTGGTGAGGTGGATTGGGGAAAGGCTGGCAGAACAGGGGGCGGATTTAGCGGGCTGACAATTATACAAAATATTGTATAATGCGCGCATGATTAAGCCAATCGAATTTTTAGGCTCATCCTTGGATGACCTGCGCAACTTTCCTGAAAATATCCGCCGTATGGCGGGCTATCAGCTTGACCGTGTACAAAATGGATTAGAACCGCTGGATTTTAAACCCATCCCAAGCGTAGGCTCTGGGGTTCATGAAGTGCGTCTCCGTGATATTGAGGGAGCATTCAGGGTGTTCTACGTTGCAAAATTTGAGGCGGCTGTTTATGTGCTCCATGCCTTTCAAAAGAAAACGCGGAAAACAGCACCGCGTGATATTGAATTGGCCGCGTCGCGCTACCGTGATTTACTGCAAAGGGTAAATTTATGA